TTCATCTTTTCTTGCTCTTACCTTTTCAAATGCAGCCCTTTTGTCTGCGTGGTGTGTTAAAGCAATTTTATGTATTGCCACTCCATCCAAACTATAAAAGTCAGAACTATGCTCACCATAATATTTAAAGTTTGCGGCTTGGTACACAATCCCAAAACCCCCACAGCGTTCATCAGCAAAACTTTGTATCCATTGTATTTTTGGGTGTTTGCCTCGTATATATTTTATACAATAAGCAATTGCACGGCTTTCAGTATTTCTCCCAGCCTCGTCACTTATCCACATTCTATTTAGTTCTAAATATTCATAAATGCCCGTATCTTTTACAATGTTTTTCGCACCTGCCGGGTTCATACTAAAACCAAATTGCAGCGAACCTAAAAGCCTATTTTCAATATAAACACCTAAATAAATGTAGGTAGTTGCAAACCCAGCTACTTTGTGGCTGTAATGGTTTTTAATAATCATTGCATTTGAAACGGATTTATCCATTTCTTTTATATAAAAATCGGGTTCGCCAAATCCTACTATTTCACGGCTTCCAAACATTGAAAGTTGGTTACTAAAAATATAATCTTTTTTTGCCATCGCTTCGCTTTTAAAAAATACTATGTTCGTTCATTTAATTAAGTTTTACGGTAAAAAAACGCCAGCATACAACACGTGGTATAGTTAATTGCCGTTTCGTTGGTATTCGTAGCGTATTAGCCCGCTTTTAGTTTCCTGTCGGTGGATAGCGTGTCGCCCGCAATCCCCAACTAACCATACCACCACCGTTAGCGGCAACCTTACAGAAACTCCTCAATTTTATGGGTATCTAAACCAGTATAGGTATGTATCAATTTTCTTAAAGCAAGACCACAACTTTCAGCCATCTTCATTCTATCATCAACGGACATACCATCGTAATCTTGATTGTCATACATTTTGTCCATCAATGCGGTCTGAAAAATTATTGTAGCATTCATAAAATCACGGTTAGAATAATTAGGTTTATTCTCGTTACCTTTTGCTTCTGCGTTTTGTGTTAGCAAATCGTTTGCGATTGCTTCTAATTCGTTTTTGTAACTTCTCATTTTTATTTTGATTTGTGAAGAAGGGCAGCCGCTAACAAGTGCTATACAATATGGCGGCTGACGTGCTTCGATTAAACATTTTTACTATTTCAAACTTTGGAGCTTCGTATCGGGCTTTCTGCTGAAAATCCGCCACATCGTATAGCACCGCCGTTAGCGTGACCTGTTAGCAAAGTGATATAGATTTTGTTTTAAGGTCGATTTCCACTTCGGATATTAAAATTTCTCCATTAGACTTAATCTCTACGTTATTTATTACATTCCAACTATTATCTATGGTCGTATCAATTCTAATAAATCCTTTAACCATGTTATTATCATATTTACCGCCAGCAGAAACTAATAGCTCAATTTCATCATTTGGAATATCTTGACAGTCAATGTGCCATTCGATAAAAGAAATAACTTTTTTAATCAAAATACTAATCCAATTAATACCCCATCTTTTAAGTTCAGGCTGCAATTCATATTCAACATAAACAGATGGGCTATCGGAATAATAATCAATATCATAATCTAATGGTATTTTTAAAAAACTATTGATTCCGTAAATAGAAACATCCTCTACTATTATTTTAAAATCTAATTCCATTGATATATTATTTTTTTAAAATGGTAAATCGTCTAATATCTCTACATCGCTAACTTTCTTTACATGCTCATCTGTTTTGCTCTCCTTGCTTTTTACATATTTTACATTACCAATGTAATGTTTTTCCTGCTCCGCATCCTTTTTGGGATTTAGCAATATAGCTCCATTGTTGCCAAAATTATCCGTATCATCCGCAAGGAATAGTTTGATATTTACATACAACTTACCATTTGCCGAGCGTGTAATGGCTGAATGTTGTTTTTTTGCTTGTTCGCTCAAATCGGTTAAACAGATTGAACCTGTTAAGAATTTTGTGCTTGACATTGTTTTTTGTTTTAATATGTTAAAAATTGGTTTAAATAGCAGTCGCTAACAGCAACATAAATAGTAATGCGACTAATATAATAAATTGAAATGTTGTTAAAGTAGGTACTTCTTGATAATGTTTTGGCTTAGTGTAAAAGTGATACATTCCATTGTTTACCTCCACTATTTCGCCATTTTCGGAAATACCGCAAATGGGTATGTATCTGCTGTTTACTTCTCCTAATAGCTCACCATGTTCATTAACTTCCATTGATTTCGATTGTATTGTTATATTTTCCATTTTTTAAAATTTAGTGTGTGAATAAAAACGTGGAGGGGCTGTAAAAAACACAAACAAATAAGAACCAAATTCCCCTCCACGCCAAACATAAAAACCCTGTATTATAAGTCTAAGTCAAGTTCCGGCAAAGGCATCTCCGCCATTCGTTCAAGCTCATCTAAAAAATCTTTAACTATTTTAAATGGTCTTTCATTTTTTAAAAAATATAGCGTATTATAGCCCGTTACTTCATCGTTTGGGTCAGGCTCATTGAAATAGTCGCCTTTAAATTTTGTTTCTTTGTAGGCTTCGACAAATTTTGTAGTTACTTCAAAAAATTTGTCAGTTTCATTGACCAAAAAATCAAAGTTTTTTTCATCCTCGATTTCTAAATCTGATGCGTAATAAGCACCGAGTACCAGTCCCGATACAAATTCTAAAGTTAAATTTTCCATTTTCTTTATTTTTTTTAAGTGATTAATTTGATAGTGTAAAAGTATGCAAATTATTTTTATTATGCAAATTAATTTTAATAAATTTTATCAAAACAACTAATTTATTGATTTAAGTCAAGTTTTGATGCCATTTTAATAGTAGTTATCTTTGCGCCTTTTAGATAAGGATACTTTTTTAAAAACGCCAAACAGGCTTCACGGGTCAAAAACTTAACAGCATTATTAATATCTTTTGTATATGAATACTCCTTATACCCTAAATTCATAACATACAACCCATTATTATTGATTAAAACATACATTATTTTAATATTTTAGTGGTTATAGTATCTTTACTCCCTACAAAAGTGCATGGCTCTATTAGCTCCCCTGTTTCTGCATCCACAACCGCCTGCTGATTACTTTTAGCCAACTGCTTACTAATTTCTTTTAATGCCTTTAACTTTTGTTCCAAACTTACGACAGCCGAAACATTGCTAAAGTCTGCTCTTTCTGCGCCTTTGCGATATGCAAAGGTTATGCCATTAGTAGTGTATTCTTTACTATCAGCTATCTTATCTATAAGACTATCCTTTATACTCTCCATACTAATTTCAATGATTTTCTTGGCGTGTTCCAATTTTGCGTAAATAACCTCTACACTTTCAAATCCATCAAAGTAATCTTTTAAAATCATATTTGATATTTCTGTATGGTTTACCCTGCCATGTTCAAGTCCATTCAATGGGACTTTTATTAAACTGTTTTTCATGTGCTTTATTTTAAAGTTATGTTAATATTTAATTTATCCAAGATGTGCAATACATAGTCTATCCGCATAGACCTACCGTTTTTAAGGTATTCTCGGATTGTTTGGTTGCTTATGCCTGTTCTTTTAGATATGGCGTACACCGTAAGTTCTTCTACTTTCATTTTGCGGATAATGGCTATCCGCAAGAAATCATTTTCTGTTTTAGTTTTCATTTTTTGTATTTAAAATATTAAACATTTCTTTTCCGATTTGCTGAAATTCAGCAGTCTTTACCAAATAATCGGGCGTTTCTTTTTTTATTTTAGCTAACTCATCAATAGTTGCTGCTGCTCGCATCTTTAATATAACAGCCTTTAATTCTTTTTCGTGCGCCAGATTTTCTTTTTGCGCTTGAAGTGCATCGGGGTCGTCCGCATCAGTTGGGATGTGAAAGTATTTTAATAAAAAGTATCGTTCTGCATACGTCAAGGCACTACCTAGCCCTTTATCCCAGTCATTCATGCCTACAGCGAAAAAATTATTAACGTCTGTTTCTCCGGTATCGCAGCATACCCATGTAAATAAAATTTTTGCGCTTATTAAAATCTCGCTCTTTTGTGTGCCATTTTTAAGGGAGTAGTCTATACGCTCTTTGTCAACGCTTATAATTTCTTGCTTTAAAAGCAGCCCTAATTCGTTCATAAGTGGACGTATAACAGTCAATACGCTATTCCCGTCAACGTATTTGTACTGATTAGTAGCTTTATTTTTATAAAGTCTGTCCACTTCTTGCTGCACCCTTAGCAGTTTTTTAAAGATATTGATTTTTTCCATGATATTTTTTTTGAATAGTTAAAAATGTAATATTGAATAGTTGGCATTGCAGATACATCCGTAATACTTGCCATCCTTCCGTCCGAAAGTATAAAATAGTCCTCGCCCAAATGGTTCTGAAACTTGGAATGTGCCATTTTTTAGGTATATAGGAGGTACGCTGCCTAATGCTTCGTAATATAAGTCCTCCGATACTTCAACGAATGATTTTCGATCGTTAACTGCTTTGCGCAGTTCTTCGTAATTTGTTATTAAATTTTCCATGTTTTTTTTAAGTGATTAAAATGTGTGCTTTTTGTTTACAAATGTGAATTGAGCTATTTTTTTTGTTTTTGTTAAATGATAACATTCCAAACTTACCCCTTTATATTGTACAATTTCCCCTACTTTAATCCTAATTTTATTTGTAAAGAAATACATCCCTGCTTCAAACTTGAACTTCTTAGCATTTCCACTTGTTTTTTGCCTATTAATATATAAAACAGTATAATGTTTTCTATTGCGTAGAACTTAGTTTTATTGAAGAATTTAGATGTATGATGTCACTCGCTATTATAAATGACCCCTCTATTTTCAAGCTCTATGAATTTTTTCTCAGAAATACCATAATGTCGCTTGAATGTGGTTTTTGGAAATTTCCCCTCCTGTTTAGCTTCATAAGCCCTAACACTCTCTGAATAGCCCCTGTACCCGCTATTTGGTGCATAATAATTTGTTCCCATTTTCTTTATTTTTTTAGTGTGATTAATATGATGCTGTAAAACTATACAAATTATTTTTGCTATGCAAATTAATTTTAATAAATTTTATCAAAATAGCGTATTTCTTGATTTAAGTCAAGTTTTACGCTGAATTTTAACCTATTACTTCGCTTTTTTTTAATAAATATTACTATTTTTGTATATATTTTATCCATAAAATGATAATAGAAAAAAATAGAATATGAAACGAGATAAGAATGAATTATTTGAACAAGCAGAAAAAATAGCAGTAAGTAAAACAATAATATTCGTTCAAGATATTATTGATAAATTACCAGTTTCAAAATCTACGTTTTATGAATATTACCCTGATGGTTCGGAAGAATTGGACACACTAAAGAAAATATTAGACACTAATAAAGTGGCTATAAAAGAAAACTTAAGATATAAATGGTTACATAGCGATAATGCTACATTGCAAATGGCACTATATAAACTTACATCAAATGATGAGGAACATAAGAAACTACAACAAAACTACATAAGTCAAGAAACTACTCACGAATTAAAAAATACAGAACTTATCATAAGCGGCGAAAAATTTGCATTGAAAAATAATGAGGATAATAGTAAATGATACATCTTACTCTACACATTTCAAGCAGCTATTATATTCGTTTGATAGATATATTATAGCCTTTGGGGGTCGTGGCAGCGGTAAGACAGAAACATTTTATCTTAAATACCTGCTCGCACTCTTTGAACCTTATTATTTTAAGCTCGCATACATCAATAAAGAATTCTCTAACATCCGTGATGCACAATATTCAGGGTTTAAACGTGTTGCGAAGCGTGTAGGACTGTATGATAAATTAAGATTTTACGATGGCACTTATCAAATCATAAATCCACAAAATGGGAATGCATTAATACCCAAAGGCATGGACGACCCCGAGAAAACAAAGGGGTTGGATGACATCACCGCTATATGGTGGGATGAGATTAGCAAAGGAACAGAGGAGGATTTTACTACACTAAATGCGCTATTAAGAACGCCACAGGCTAAATACTTGCAGTTTGCCATGTCCTTTAATCCAGTAAGCGAAACACATTGGTTAAGGAACTATTTTTTTGAAGAGAAAGAGCCATACAAATTAAAAGAGTACTTTGCCAAAGAAACGTTATTAAATCACTCCACTTATCTAAACAATGAGTTTATCGACCAATCGGAATATCTGCGTACTTTAGAACTGAATGCACAAGGGAATGTTAATCGTATGTTGGTAGATATTGAGGGGAAATGGGGTATTGAAAATGTAGTTAATCCTTTCTTTTACGCTTTCTCTTACGACATCCATTACATTGATGACTATTACAATGTTGACCAATCAAAACAGCTTATTTTATCTTTTGACTTTAATAATAACCCAACGACATTGGTAGTCGGTCAAGTCGTTAATAAAAGAATATCAATAATAGATGTTATTTTGACCAACGAAAATAGTATTAAAGGCGCATCACCATTAGAAGCAGCGTGTATGTTGTTTAATAAAAAATACATAGATAGTGGCATTACTATACCTCCTTATTTAATCGTAACAGGTGATGCCAGCGGTAGAAGCAAAGGTGCTGATAATGTTGCAAACAAAAACTTTTATTCTAAAATACAGCACTTATTACGCTTAGGGAATGGACAAATAAAAGTGCGCAAGTCCAACATCTCACATGCATTGAGCCGTGAACTATGTAATGGACTAATATTCAATACAGAATTTAATATTTATAAATCTGCATATATGGCTGTGGAGGATATGATGTCTGCGTATGTTGACAATCAAAACTCTTTGAATAAAGCAAAAAAAGAATTAGGTTTGCACATCACAGATGCCGTTCGCTACTTCATGGACTGCGTATTAAACTTTGACAAATGGAAAGAATTTTTGATATACTACAAAAGAAATTGATGCCTAAACGGTATCACAGAAAGCAATTAAACCGATATGGGAAATTAGTCTTTACGTTCCCTGATGGTCGTAAAGTGTTTCAAATAAAAGATGACTATGTCGAGCAGCTACCGGCTAAGAAGTTATTATTTATTCAAGAGAACAGCAACTACATTGCATATTTAGGCGTAAGCAAATCCACTATGGAAGCAGCACACAGAACTATTAAGCAAAAGGCATTCGAGCTTTTCGGATATGTTGAATTAGATAATAAGGCAAAGTTACAAGAACGCTGCAACGATATTGTTAAAGTAGTGGAGGCATTGGATAGCACACGGCTTGAATATGATAACACAAATGAAACTATAATGCTTTCGCTTTTTGATTTGTTTTTCTTTTTCGATAATGAAACGCCATTAACATACAGTGAGCAGTCGCTTGAACAAAAAAGATATTATTTAAACGAGTACCCATTTTTCAGAAATTTTTTTTTTCAGAAATTGAACGACTTTACATCGGCTTACAAGGTCATATTGCAAAACGTTATAAACTTTGCTTTAATACAAACAAGAGTGGCGCAAGAAGTAGCGGAGATTTCAAAGGAATTGACATCTACGAATATAGAGCCAAACAAGATGCATTAGAGGTAAATATATGTAAAGAATATAATATATCTTTGAATGATTTTGATAAACTAACTATCGAGCAATTCTACAAGTACCTAAATGAATATTACTCGTTTATGGATAGCAAAAGCAAAAATTCATAATTTTATAAATTTTACATTAAATATATTTGTATTATTATGGCAGACGGTAACGAAATAATAGCAAAGCTCAAAGTCGAGGGTAAGGAGGAGTTTATCAATACTATTAAGCAAGCACAAGAAACTACTCAAGATTTTTCGGCAGGTATTGACGTGCTTGTGGATAGATTAAAGAAAATGCCTGAGGGGTCTAAGGAATACAAAAATCTAAAGAACGAATTAACGGCTATGCAGATAGCCATTGATAGCAGTTCAAACGCATTTGAAACAAATACAAAGAAGCTAAACGAATTAAAAAATACTGCTTTAGGATTATCAAATATAATGGTTTCCTTAAAAGAAGCTGGTAAGCAAAATACGGATACATTCAAGGATATTGAAAGTCAATTCAAGGCAACGCAAAAAGAAGCAGCGAAATTAGAAAATCACATCAAAGACGTAAGGACTACAATAAATTCCATGAGCAGTTCAACTGCAATCATAGATAAGACTGTAAGGGGTATATCGTTAATGGCAAATGGAATGCAATTAGCGGTTGGTGTTAGCGAGCTTTTTGGAAAGAAAAATAAGGACTTAGAGCAGTCGCTTACAAAGCTATTGAGTGTAATGGCTATTGCTAATTCTGTGCAAAGCATAGGAACAGAGTTAGTAAAGAAAGACGGACTTGTAAGAACAGTTGCAGCAGGGGCAGTAAATCTGTTTACATGGGCGGTGGAGGGTAGCACTATTGCTTTAAAGGCGTTTAGATTAGCATTGGTAAGTTTGGGGGTTGGTGCTGTTATGGTTGCCGTTTCGTTCTTAGTCGAGAACTGGGAAAAGATTAAGAACTTTATAACAGGCGCAAAGGAATCGTTGGAGGATTATAAGAAAGCACAAGAGGGGGCGAAAGAACGACAGGGAAAGATTAATGATGCACGTCAAACAGAAATAGACTACTTGTTGTCTGTTGGAAAAATAACAAAGCAGCAGGCACTTGATATGGAAAAGGAATTATCCAGAGCTTTAGATTCAGATGCATTAAAGGAATATATAAAACAACGTGATAAGTATACTAAATTAAGCAATGAGGATTTTCGTAAAGGGTTGAAAAAGGAAAGCGAAGCGACAAAGGAGCAGTATAAGATTATGGAATATGCACGGTATGAGTATATGAAAGTGCATATACAGATGACCGAGAAGCAAAATGAAACGCTGGAGGAAACCAACAAAAAGCTAAAGAAAACTAAGGAACATGTTGAAAAGATAAAGGATAATTTGCCTCTTAAAATAACTAATGATTTTATCGAGAGTGAACTCGATAGACTTAATAAAAAGCTAAAAGAAGTTGAGGATAATATCATTTCGTTGTGGTCGGCGGAGCGTATGCTTGGGAACGACCCCGAAAGAAATAAACATCTTATGCAGATGTTGGCTGATTACAATGCTTTAAAAAAGCAAATCGAAGATACAAAAATACAACAACAAGCATTTTTTGAGGGATGGGATACTACTCCAATGAAGCCTAAAGGGTTAGCAATTGAAAAGCCTGAAAAGTTAGATTTATCTAATGCTTTGGACGGTTTAGAAAGACGTGAAGGACAAAAGCCTATCTCACTTTGGGAGCGTTATTTTGGGTTAGACCCTAAGCAGTTTAAAACGCAAGGTGAACTTTATGTGGCAGCAGCAAGTCAAGTTTTAAACAACATAAAACAGATTTCTGACGGCATTAACTCGCTATTCCTAAACTCGATAAAATCGAAAGAAACAGCCGATTTAAACGTATTAGAAAACTTAAAAAATAGAGGGGTTATCACAGAAAAAGAATATCAAAAAAAGGTAGCGAAAGTAAAACAAGAAGCGTATCTAAAAGAACGCAAAGTAAATATTGCTAACGCTGTAATGCAGATACCAATGGCTATACTTTCAGCGTTCACCTCCACACCCGGAGGGCCCATAGCTAAAGCTATTGCTGCTGCATTTGCTGGCGCATTTGCGACTGCTCAATTAGCGGCTATCGTGGCAGCTCCTATCCCAAAATTCAAACAAGGCGGGAGTGTGGCTAAGCGATTAGGTTTAATACATGGCGCAAAACACGAACAAGGAGGCGTTCCTATTGAGGTAGAGGGTGGCGAGTATGTACTGAATAGCGATGCTGTTCGTAAGTATGGCGTTAAAATGTTGGATAATATAAATAGTTTAAAATTTAATCCAATACTAAACAATGCGAGCAAAATAAACGATAACTATGTAATGAGTGAGCGGTTGGCATCTATCGGGGGGTATCTTAAACAGTCCTTGCGTTATGAGAACAAAAGCAATGATTTACTTTTTGAGATAAGCGAACAATTAAAGAATAAAAGAAATATCTATGTATAGCGTGTATTTTAACGATGTGTTGCAAAATGAGAATGATGTAATAAACATCTATGATAGTATTTCTTTTTCAATTGATAGAGAGGACAAGTTAAACAGTAGTGAACGTATTTTTAGGGATAAATGTAATAGCGATTTTTCATTTTGCGGTTGCGCTTATGATTATTTGTATAACCTTTTTGTAAATGATAAATGCGAAGACGTTATACTTACAGTTTATAACGATGCTGGATTATTATTGTACAAGGGAACTATACAGCCCACTATTTCGGAATTTAATTTAGGCTTGCGAGTATGCAAGACTATAGTACGTGATATGTCCTTTAGCTCAAAGTTGCATGATAACATGGACCTAGAGGTTATCTTATCCAACAGGAATACAATATCGTGCAAGCCTATTGAAGTAAATAAAACGATACTTAAAGAAGCAATGTGGGATGGAGATAAGGAGATAATTTCATTCGATATTTTAGATGTTATTAAATACATAGTTTCGTATATTAGTGATAATAGCATTAATGTAGTTAGTGATTATTTGTCTTTGAATGGGTTTGTAATAACCACAGGCTATAATCTATATGGTATTGCTGACGGAGTAATGGCTAATATATACCCTAATGTGTCTTTAAAGAAAGTATTTGATAACTTATATAAGTTCTTAAATCTTTACTTCTCTATCGACAGCTACATGGACGGTGAGCAATATTTAAGGATAGAGCCTTATGAATACTTTTTTAATGATGAAGTGATTTATAGCATTGATGAATTACCATTAAATACTACGCATTTTGTAGATATTGATAGGATATTTTCTAATATTAAAGTCGGTAATAATAATAATATCGAGAAAGAAGTATTTGTAAATGGAATAACCATTAATCCAAAGCGTTATCGTGGGTTTATGGAGTTTACAAGCACTACGTGCCGAAGCTGTGGTGCAAACATTAGCAATACTTTAGACCTATCAGGGGATTTTATTGTCGACCACAATGTAATAACCAATATATTAAGGAAAGAATATACAGATAAATCATTTATTGACGGAATATTTTTGATACATTACAATAAGTCAACTATGGAAATGGTAAGGACTTCGTATGTAGCTGGAGGTACAACGTATAATATCGTAAATGATATATTTAGGAATGAAAATATATTGAATAGATTATTGGGTACAAAAACAGACTGCTTGACTGTTCCTATTACTGACGGGTTTTATTTGGAAAAGAATTATACGAGAGCTGCTTCACAAGCAAGAGATTGTATGGTTATGTATTTTTTATCTTACAACCCGAGTATAAGTATAATTGATGACAATTCCGACATGTTGGATACAGTAGTTAAAAACATTACTATCCCTAATTTAGAATGTATGCCAACGCAAACATTTGCTGATATTAAAAATACATATTTTACGGCTATTAATGCAGGTACTTATCACATGGAATTATCTGTAATAGATTTTAAAATAGTAGATAAATGTGAGCTTGTAGGTACTACATCTACGGCTAAATTATGCGTATATTATTTAGTATATAGCAATTCAAATTTAACTACATGTATTAATAGATATACTATTATTAAAAATATAAATAATCCTTGCTCTGATGTATTAAATTTTGAATTTAATCAAGATGTAGTAATGGCAGCTGGTAATGTATGTGTAGTTGCACATGAGATAATAGGAGGTGGACATTTACCAATGTATTTTTATTACGATACAAAAATGATATGGAAATATAATTACAAAGTAGGTTGCAATAATATAATTGCTGAAACTCCTAATACTTATCCGTATGTACTCGAATTTGATGCCGACCTATGCATTAACGATTATTTGTTTCTAAAATATAACAAGCGTGGTATTATTAACGTGTTGGGTGTACCATACTACATCCAAAATATAAAATATAATGAAAAAAAAATAAGTAGTTTTAGGTTAATTGGAAACAATCCGTTACTTTTACAATGATTACTTGTTTATTGATTTTTCATACTGTGAGCCGAAGTTTATACTTCGGCTTTTTTAAATTCATAATTAAAAAATTAATAAAAAACGTAAATTAGCAGCATGAAGTTTTCAAAATATCAATGGATTTCCGAGCAAAGCAATACCGATAACTGCGGGTTTTGCGATATTATTAATATAGATAACAAAGATATAGCTGGTGAGAATAATAGGAGTTTCCAAGTTGAATTAGATTACAGCAATCTAATTAATTTATTGATTAATCCGTTCAATCACTTCACAGATGCAACTGCGAGCTTTAAGTTTAGTCGTGCCATAGCATTAGCGAACTGGTCAAATTTTGAATTTTACTTCGGAGGTAAAATATTTATTATCACCTACAACGATACCATGCCTTTTGGAGTGCATATAAACGGCAACGTCTATACTTTTAATATGGTTATCAATATTATTACAAATACTATTGGTGATATTTTCGATAACTATATTACTCCTATAACAGGGGTAACGATGACAAAGACACATTTAGGGAGTGGCGTTTGGCGTTATGATTTAGCTAACATCCCTATTAATAGCTATGTGCATGATTGGAATAGTTTATTATACGATTTAGTGAACATAAGCGATGGTATATTAAACAACTCACGTGGTTTTTATTACGCTAATAAAATGCTGGTGCAATATGAGAAGACTGTATGGCTTAGATTTTCAAAAGCAATGGTATCAGGGGATAATAACTACTTTGATATAAAGACGGTCACGTATAATAATTTCGATATAAAATTTACCTATACATCCCCATTATTAGGTGATGTATTAGGGTGTGCCGGTAGTGGAATGTTCCATAAATTGCAAAAAAATGTAGTTGAGAATATCTACGTTATGGATACGGATACTTATGATGTAGTTATTGATTTCGATAATAAAGAAAATGTTAGCAAAGGACTTATTATAAGTGCTTTTGAATTTAATACGATAACCGAGAAGATAGGAGCAGTAGTCGTGGAGGACTGCAATGGTGTTGAACATATAACACAGGATGATGGATGGAGCGATACTCCTTGTGATGTTTATTATAAAAATACATATTACAAAAATTCATTAGGAGAATTTCCATACGGTGAAGTTCGTATAATTGTAAAGAACTTAGAAGCTGGAAAGCCTGACCTTGTTAGTAGAGTGTACAATGTGATTGACGTTACCGATGCATGTGCAACTGAAAATCTTATAAAGATTGAATGGTGGAGTAATTCCGTTTTCAATAACTTATATTATAATAAAACTAATCAAAAAAATGTGATATACGTTACTGGTGTTCTCACTAAGGCGAGCCTTGACGTGATTAACAATACTACCAATGTAATGTATAACGGCATTAAAAAAGTAGTGTATAAGTCAACTATTGTGTTGCATGAGTTGAAGCTACATCCATTCTTGCATTACACATTCGAGAACATTTTAGAGCGTATTTTTGAACATCCAAAAATTAAGATTAACGATATAATCTATACATGTAGCGATGTGTTAAAGGTTTCTGAAATCGGTAATTTTATATATACCGGTACTGTGGACTTAATGCTTGATAGCAGTAATGTAATTACCTCAAATCGGTGTTACTAATATAGTAACTATCATATTTAATCTTTCTATAAGTATCTGCTTTTTATTAGGATTATTTTCGATAATTTTTATAATGCTTTTTGGAATAAAATTTGTTTTGTGCGGATATACATTTTTGAAAAAAGTAGCGTTTTTTAAAAACGAACTTTCGCAAATATCGTAAATAATATCGTATTGATTATTTTGCAATTTATCTATTATAATCAATGTTGTTTTATTGATAGTTTCAATAGTAGGAGGGTGTTTTGTACCATTCCTTTTTTTTAGATTATTAATATTTAGCCCTAAATCAGACAGCACCTTTTGACTGCTGTTCGGAATAGAAAATATAAAATTCATAATTTTATAAATTTATCTTTTTTTACTTTTGAATAAATATACAACAAATGTATCAGATTACCATAGAAATTAACGGCATAAAGTTACAAAAAGAAGCCGATACCATTGACGAAGTTCGCAAAATAGTCTATGCCTATGTAAATGGCGAACAAAAAGACTTAGAACAAATCATACAAGATATTATTAATAAACCAAAAAATAACAAAAAAGATGGGAGCAATATGTAAGCCAAACTGTGTAACGTCGTTACCTAATTTCGGAGCTATTAACGACTGTGATATTACCGCCATGCTTGCATCTGGCGAGATAGCAAATATCATTTTTATAAAATGTAATGAAACATTTACAGATGTGAATGATGCTACCGAGTGGACTGCAAAGAAAACAGCAAATTCAATCTCTATTCCATTTGCCGGTAATGGATCAATAAAAGAGAAATCAGAAAGTGGCGAGGTGCGTATTAAATGCCAAACAGTTTCGACAATTTGCAAGAAACCGTTTGAGTTCACCTCTTACATTGCTGACAATACAGCACAAACAGATTATGTATTGTATAATCAGTTGCAAAAGCAGCGTTTAGGACTATCTATTATGTTCTTAACATGTGACGGCATTTTATTGATAAGCCCTGATTGGACTACTGGTAAGATTGCTGGATTAAAGCCTACTACATTAAAGATAGACCAAGTGTTTAGCGGTGAAGCCGATAGCAAAATGCATTACAAAATAAATGGCGAAGTAGAAGAGTGTAGAGCGTTCAAGCGTATGGCACTTTCACAAGCAGTCCTTGACGTTATTAATGGATAATAAATGAGAAATGATTTTAGAAAATTGGACAAATCCTATTTCTTTTATAAAAGACCCACTAAAGAAGCGTTTTGCATCTATTCAACAAACGATGAATACACATGTAAACGGCGTGTGTCCAATACATCTATACGTTAATAGAAGACCATTAGAGAGTAACAATACCTATGCCTTAGAGTATAGAGTAAACAATTTCCAACCACTAACGAAAGACCCATTTGATAGAGCTATCAATGGCATTATTGAGATTTGCAACAGCGCAAATATTCAGATTAATGCAAACGATATTATCTTAAAAGGGGATTACAAAATAAAAGGCATAGACGTTTATAATTACTGCACGTCAGACCTAATAAGAGCGAGAGAAATAGACCCTAATAGTGTTATCGTTGTAGTGCCAAAGATACGAGATATTGGAGGTGATAAAGTAGTGGTAAGTGGCGTGGAGGTGCTGCATGTAAATTCTGCTGATATAGACATAATCACAGATAACGCTATACGTTTTATCGGAGGATATAATAACGAATATCCATTTTATTACCACTTTGAGAATGGACAATATTCATTATCTTACCCGAACGATAAAGGAGATTACACGAACTACCCATTAGTTAAATTAAGCGCAAAAACTCCACATATAAACGTAAGCAATAACATTGTTTTCGAGGGAAAGTATAAGCTAAGACTACCATATTTATTTGGTGCTGCGGCATGGGGTGATAAATTTTATTCGCAAGAGAGTGACTTTACTGTACAAGCGACAAGATACACGTACATAAAAGAAATACGAGCAAAAGAAAGATGCGACAACCCGACAGCCATTGAACTAAATGGATTGCACGTTGACCCTATTACGAATAAGCCATGTGTAAAATGTAATGGTAGCGGTTTTGTAAAAGATGACAGCCCATTAGGAACTATCTATGTTGACTATTCAAAATTAAACAGCGAGGAGCGAGCGTTTCCGCAGGTTATCCAATGGGCAGAGCCTCCACAAAGTGCATTGATAAATAATAAGAATATAGTCGATGACTATTTCAGTAAAATGTGCGAGAGTTTGGGATTGATTAAGCAAAATAATACCAATCAATCGGCGGTAAGCAAAGATTTTGATTACAAAGAAAAACTATCCATGATATACGTTATCTTAAACGATAACATTCGTGTTTTGCAAGAGATATACAGATTGATTGAATATTTTTTAATCAATGATACCGAGCAAACAACACAAGTTTATTATAGTGGCGAGTTGGGTAAGATTAATTACAGTAATGCATTAGAGGAATTGAACAACGCAAAGGCATCACAAGCACCTCCGTATGTTATTACTAACAATATCGACAGAATTTACTCCTTAATTTTACCACCTGAAAATTCCGATTTAATAATAAGCATAGCCAAAGATTACGACAAGTTGTACAACTATTCAGTTGCAGAAATCGGCATTATCCGTGCGCAGTTCGGGCAGTCAATTACCGAGCGAGATATAATAGTACACAATACCATTATTAGCGAGCTTGTAAAGTATCTTTCCAATCACGACAACAGCAAAGAAACAAGCAGCATTTACAGCTATTTAGATAATATCTATTCAAAATACGATGTAAAGAATAATGCTTTTGCGTTATGAGTAAAGTAGATGCAATATTGAGCAAAGGAGCAGAAATCTTTAATACGCAAGATATTAACAAAAAGCTATACAGTAAGGTATCTACTATACTGTCCAACAACACAGAAAAAGGTACTATATACATCAATAATGAAGTGTTGGCAGACTTAGAGTACGAGCTTTTTAAATCAGTAAAAACTACCGATTTTAATACACAAGCAAAAAACTTTATAGCATTATTAGATGCATTGGAGAATGCCGTATTTATTGAACAATCTGCTATAAATAAAATAAAACTACAAAGTATAAAAAGCCTTTGGAGCGATAGCACATTACGTAGCAGAATAACAGATAAAGTATTGTATGATTTAGGCAGCAATGGCGTTAAAGATGTTTTTGTAAAAACTATTGCTAACGCTATACGAGAGGTTAATGTGTTCGACATGCCATTGACAGATGCACAAGCCTATTTTAAAGAAAAAATTGTAAATAATGATTATACAAATAGGTATCTAAAGAACACGGTTAGCGATACGCTAAACCAATACGATGGTGCTATGCAAAATGAGATAAAAAAGGCGTATGGCTTTGACAAAATGATTTACTCGACAAACACTATCGAAACGTCAAGACCTATTTGTATTCATTTACACGATACATTAAAAGGCAGAATTACAAGCGAGCAATTAAAAGTAACGCTATCAGAATATTGTCCAAAAGGGAAACCATCAGACACATACATTGAGATTGAAACGCCTGTTGAGGGGAAGATAAAGCGTGTTAAAAAAGGAGCTGGGATGATTGACGGTACAACGATAGATAATTTTAGCCAACTTCGTGGAGGGTATGGGTGCAGGCATAGGGCTATCTGGGTTAAAAACTTTTATTAAAAAACGTAAAATAGAATAATTTATGTTTTTTAATTTTGATAAAAATAATATCATATATGAATGTAACAATTTATCCAAAGTCCAAAAGTGTAGGTGATGGATTATTAAATGGGTGGTCTGTCCCCGAACAGATAGCCACTAAATTCATTGAAAGCGGCATGTTTTCTACTGCTCCAATACCAACATCAGAGCGTGACATTTCGGAGCTTTTAAATTTGGCAAAAAAAGAACTAAGTGCAGAGCAGCAGGCAATAGCGGATGAGCGTGAGAAACTGCAAAGAGAAATTGAAGCATTCAATAAAATGAAAGGAGTTAGCGAAAGTGAGGATAATCTATTGTTGGACAAAAAAGCTAAAAAAGTAACAGTATGAGCGTAGAACAATTGCAAACTTTCGCAAAAGGATTAGGACTTGAACAGTCCGACATTGATAGTTTAAATGGGGATGTAACAGATTTTAACCCATACATTGATAAAATCAAAGGCAGTATTTTAGAAAGCATTAAAAATGATACTGATTTTATTGACAGTATCGTAAAGCCATATAAAGATGCGCCGATAGGAAAAGAAAAGCAACTAAAAAAAGAGGTTCGTAAATATTTTGGTTTGCAATTCACCGAGGATGAGTTGAGTAAAATGCAATTTGTGGACATTCTTAAAAAAGGAACGGAACATTTAAAGAATACGGATAACACAGCATTGGAGGATTTTAAAAATAAGTATTCACAACTGCTTGAAGAAAACGAGCGTATTAAAAATGAAGAAATTCCGGCAAAGATAAAAGCAGTAGAAGATACATGGCGCAACAAGATTAACGAAGCGAATATTAAAGAGGAATTAATAGGATTAATATCTTCCGAGAAATTAGCACCCGCAGAAAATCTATCTGTGTACTCAACTGCATTTATTGGTTATTTGGCGCAAATAGGATTAAAAATACATATTGATGAAAAAAAATATTTATCTTTACGTGATGTTGATGGAGTGGTTGCAAAGAATGCCGATGGGGGGATATTAAAAGTGAAAGATGCATTAACAGATTTTTCTCTAAAAATGTCTAACAACATAAGGGATAGAGGGAATGCATCGCAAGGAGCAGTGCAAAATGGAAATACAAATAATCTTTTATCATTATTAGGTAAGGGGTTCAATTAATATAGTGCTGTGGTAGCATTTTGTACCATATTTGGCTGGCGAGCTTAACCGCATATTATTAACTTTTTAAACATTAACAAAAATGAGTACAATAGCAACAGCTTATAACAGCATTGAGGATAGTGCATGTGCAAAGGTCGTGCAAGCTATCGACAAAATTAATAGTCAAGCATTGGTAAAACATCCAACGGGTGTATTAGATGCATTGCAATCGCAACAAAACAAGGGAACATTTTCTTTAGACTTAACTCCTAATAAAGACAGACCAACAACCGGCTCTTTTAGAAAGGTATACACTAAAGATATTGCTCCTAATTGCACCACTAACAGCACCGCAGACAGCGTATGTACTGCACCGAGCTTTAGTGCCGATGACGTAGCAGGTGCATATTTATTTGCAGAACACGAAATAAATAGCTCAATTAAGCGAGAAATCATTTTGGACTTAGAAGAATTTAAAAAATTCTGTATCAGTCCAACGGAGTACATAGCCAATCGATTAATAGGGTTGTCGCAAGGCGTGTTAGCCGAGATAGACACAAAGCTAACAACTAAGGTAGCTGCATACATGGGTAAGTATAAAGGTCAAGTAGCACCAAATAACTCCATTTCTGCGCCTAAAGATGTGTCTTTCTTAACGTCTAATACAATGGGTGGATTTTTGTTTGACCCAACAGGGTATGCAAAGATTAAAGATGAGTATTCTAAGTTAGGGTTTGCATACGATAGCCCTATTATCGTAGGAGGTTCTCACATTGGAGTATTCCAAACAAGCGCACAATTCATGGGTGGTGCTAACATCAATGGCGTTAGCAATGGTGTAGTTCCTAATCTATTCGTTGACTATAATGTTGACGCTTTCTTTAACGACAATGGAAACCACTTATTGACATGGAAGCCTGGAGCTATTCAAGTAGTTTCAGTAAATGGAATTACGGATGACATGATACGCATGAGTACGCAAAATGTACAAGAGCGTATGCGTGTTAAATCGCCATTTGGAGATGGATTTGAGTGGGAGTTCTACTTCGACAAAGACTTATCTACTGGTTGTAAGTATAGAATGAAATGGCAGCTATGGTTTGATGCTATTGTACCTATCCCTTACGATGGTACATGTGTAGGTAAACCAATCTTACACTTTGGTACTAACTGCGACGGTAATACATGCCCTAATTAATAACCAATAAGAGAAAGCCCTTTAATTAGGGCTTTCTTTTAATTTTATTATCCAATTTAATTAGTGCATTATGATAGACAAATCCATTGAATTTATTAATAACAACCGTGCATGTGTAGATGTTATCGGGGTGAGAGGTATCTGTGATAAAGAGTATCAATACTATTTAGATAATTTAGGCATTTCGTTAAATAAAGCAGCAAAATTAGCAGATAGTGCATTTCTGAATGGCAAGAATTTAATTGATAATTCAATTAAAATGGCATGGGATAGTGTGCTGAATGATATTCGTGTAGATGGCTTTAAAATTAGCGGTGTAAGTAGAACGCAAAAAGACGTATTTACAAACGCAACAAGCTCCGAAACATTACATAACGTAACCATTAATAGAGGTTGTGACTTGCAATACATATACATAAATAGTATATCTGTAAAGAGTAGCGATGTAGGACATGTAAAGATTAGTATTTATGTAAATGGTGGCTTTATTGTTCTTTATGATGGCTCTATTAACAACGAAACAGTATTAATAAAATTAGATGCAAAATTTAACTCAGATAGCATTGTTGCGGTTGTTGAAACGGACGTTTCATTAAACACAACGCAAAACAATACAGCAGTAGCATTCGATTATTATACGATGTGCAGCGAGGAGTTGTTTTTGTGTAAGTATTGGATTTACTTGATTAATGCGGTGATGTATAAGGCAGCAGCTAACATATTGAATGCTTCATTATTCAACGACAGATACAATGATTTCATTATTTACAAAAAGGAAAACATTGCATTGAGAGTGGCGCAGTTGGATAGCACGTTGAACTTATTAAATAACGAGAATAAGATAAACAAAAAAGGCTTGTATCAGTTGGAGCTTGAGAACATAAACAGCAAGTTGAGCGGAGTTATAAAGAACATGCTTTGCAGTTGCTGCTTCGAGTGTGACCAAATGATAAAAAGTAGTATATCAATCCCTTAAATAAAATAATATGGCTTGTAATTCATGTGGTAAGACAAAGACACACGATAGCGTTAAGATAACATCCGAGATTAAGAGTGGGCAAAAGGTTAATGCTGTAACTATTTTGAGCAATTTAAAGATTGAGAAAATAAAGAATGAACCAGATAGAACGAATATTGGAGGGTCTTGATAATTGCATTGAATTATCGAAAGCCGAAGCGGTACAAACAATATTTGGTGCTATGGATGAGCGCATATTTAATCGTGGATTAAAGGCAGATGAAACAAGCATTGGTCAGTATTCTAAAGGTTACAAAAAAACGAGAGAAAAAAAGGGATTGCAAACTTCATTTATTGATTTGACGTTTACAACTTCGTTAAAAAATTCAATTGTAAACGACAGTATAGATACCATAAAAATAAAAAATGATTATGGGGTGGCGGTATCAGGATATGCGAGCGAAAGGTTTGGCGTTATCTTTGAAGCATCAAACAATGAGCGAGATATTTTTCAAAAAATATTAAACGAAAACATAAATAAATTAATCAATGGTCACTAAGTGTGTTATCGTAAATGATATAATCGTAAATGCGATTACTGAAACGGCATTTAATCCTGAATATGAAGCCGCTGTAATAGAAGCAGAGCCTGCAAAATTCACACTATTCAGAAAAATAGGATGTGATAATGTGTATAAGAAAACAGAAACTTTTAAGGCTATTTTTGATAACAAATTTTACAATGATGTTGTCGATTATGTGCGAAGCATGAAAGGGGTTATATTGTCAAAAGATAATAATTCAGATACCGTAATGAAAGCAGAGAAACTAACAGGTATATTAGGGAATGTTAGGTTAGTAAAATTAATATTTGTAGTAAATACTTTGACAAATGGAAGCGATTGTGACGTATGTGAATGCTGATTTAGCAATATTGTTGTTACCGGCATTTAGCTTTATGATTTATGATTTTATGCAGCCTAATATGGTGCTGCATTGGTATTATAAGTTAATCGTTAAGCTACCTACATTTTTTCAAAAGCCTTTAGGTGTGTGTTTAAAATGTATGCATGTATGGGTGTGTATAGTCTATGGATTGATTATACATATTGCTTTGTTAAAATTCATAATATTAACAAGTTTAAGTTATTTAATTTTGGTAAAATTATTTTACGATTAATGAGTTGCTGCAATAAATACTTAGACTTCGGATGCATAGGCGCATGTGGCGTTGTGGAATTACCGATTATTGCTCAAAGTAGCGGTGATTATACTATCATTTTTAATTTTTTAGACACGACAATAAGCCAAAAGATTACAGCTACAAGTGGGAGCAAATTAAAATTTTCAACTAATACATTAAATGAGAATTATCGTTATACATTCAAAATTATAGATACCAATGGTGACTATGTTGTGTATAACGGGAACAGTTGTTTTTCTTTGCGAACAAAGGTTGGTCAGGTGCAAGGTAATGATGTATTAAGTTGCAATATGATGTATGTCGTATGTGGCTATTGGAACGAAAATTATTCAGAGTAAAAATATAAATATGGGATTATTAAATTTAATAAAAAGGATTAGTAAGGGAGCGTATAACGACCCTACAAAAGCGTTAAGTGGTGCAGAGGTTGACGGAAATTGGCAAAAGATTAACGACTTATTCCCTGATGCTACTGATGCAGATGTTGGCAAGACTGTTATATTAAAATCTGATAAGTCTGGTTTTGAATATGCACCATTACCTACGATTCCAACAGTAGGGAATGGTGTTATGAGTTTAAAATTGAATGGAGCGGTATTAGAGGATACTTTTAGTGCAAATGAAACTTCTAATAAAACAATAGACTTAGGCTATATAGGTAGTGGAGATACTTTCCCAAATGGCGTTGTAGAGGTATCTGTAACACGAGATTTACAAGCAAGCGACAAAGGTAAATTATTGGTAGTAACTACTTCAGACGTGGTGCTTACCATGCCTGAAACAGCTCCTTTTAATGAATTGGACAAGGTAATGATACAACCTAATATTAATACGAGTGTACAACCAAAACATAATAGTCCTATTATTAAGTTATTAGCTATAAACGACCAAGTAGCGTATAGCTTTCCCAAAGTTACTTTTATATACCAAGATGCTTTAGGATTAATGCCTATAAATGGCGTAGTGAACAAAGTGGATGGTGAGTATGCGGATGAAATGATAAAGTATCTTTATGAGAGGGACAATGTTGCCCCTCTGAATTACCTCTTAGATGAAAATGGCGACCCTATTTTAGATGAGAACGGCAACCCTATTATAAACGAAAATTAAAAACTAAATATCATGGCAGGACAAAAAATATCAGAAAGACCAGCGTTGACAGGCTCAATAGCTGACAAGACAAAAGTAATAATCCCAACTTCGGATTTGAATGCAGTTGGAAATGCGCAGAATAAGACCATTAGTTTGGCGAAGATAGCTGCGGAGTTAGGCGGTGGTGCAGGTCAGATTGCGTTCACCAAGACAAAAGCAGAGATAGATGCACTTATAGCAGGCAATAACCTTGTTAAAAATGCATTGTACGAGATTACAGGCGTACATCCTACCTTATATGATGACGGCACAACGTCAGGCACTACTATCTATTTGAGGGCAATTTCAGGTAATCAGTTGGAAGTGCAGGGAATGGGGAAATTTTTCAACCCAAAATACAACCAGTCGGTAGATGGCTTCGGAATTTGGGACAATAAAATGTATGGTACATTTTCTAATATTGTAGGCGTTTTTGATTATCAAAACAAAGAAGCTGTTACAGCAAACAATGCCGCAACAGGTATCATTTTAGCGGATGGAATGATACAGTGGGTGTCAGGTGATTGGAGCACAGCGACTTCCATTACAGGCGATGTAAGTGGGGCAACGGCAGATATTGCAGACTTCGTAAGTCCTTCTTATGGTATTGGCGATAAGGTGATATGGGGTGGTTATTCGTGGACAAACGTAAACGGAAATGTCGGTGCAAGTGTTGACGTGCTTAACTTGAATGCGGAGTGGACAAAGAATGTTTACGATACTACTAATTACAACATCTCTTATGATGTTATTGAATATGACTATGCGAATGACATGATTATCCGCAGGTTCGAGAAAGAGAGCAATGTGGATGTGAAGTGCAGCAAGGCGCAGTTTGATTTGTTTTATAACAACTATGGATTTACTTACCACTCTATATCGGTTCAGCAGTTTGGTAATGCATATAATACTTCATCATATAAAGGTCAACTAAATATAATAGTAGAAAACGGATACAATGAAAGTGTGAATTTCAGTGGTACACATCAGGGCAACCTTACGTTTGGTATTGGTGCATCTCAGAGCAACCTTACGTTTGGTATTGGTGCATATCAGGGCAACCTTACGTTTGGAAGTGATGCATATCAGAGCAACCTTACGTTTGGTATTGGTGCATATCAGGTCTACCTAACGTTTGGTATTGGTGCATCTCAGAGCAACCTTACGTTTGGGAGTGATGCAAAACAGACCAGCCTAACTTTTGGGAATGGTGCATATCAGTACAACCTAACTTTTGGAAGTGATGCAAAACAGCAGAGCCTAACTTTTGGAAGTGATGCAAAACAGTACAACCTAACTTTTGGGAGTGATGCAAAACAGACCAGCCTAACTTTTGGGAATGGTGCATATCAGTACAACCTAACTTTTGGAAGTGATGCATATCAGACCAGACTAACTTTTGGGAGTGATGCAGGTCAGTACAGCCTAACTTTGGGGAATGGTGCAGGTCAGCAGTACCTGAATTTCGCAGAAAGTACACAGCTGAACTTCAACAACCAAACAATAAATTCAAATATGGAGTATGTGTCTTTCAGAACGAAATATGTAATCGTCCCCGACCTGTCAGTAGCTACCTACATTTATGACGGCAACATCAAAGACGTATATCAACGCCCTGACGGAGCATTGAAGATTAGATATTATGACAACTCCGATGCATTGGTAATAGCGGATATCGCTGATTAAAATCTTACGAAAATGAGTTTATCAAAATCAAAAAAAATATTTTGGATAGTACTGTTTACAACAGTGGCAATAGCAGCAACTCACGTTTATCAAGAATATACTTGTGAAATAATAAAAAATGCAAATGGAGATATTAAATTAAAATACTATAATGCTTCTGATGTATTGACAAGTGTAGATATAACAAATTAAGATGACCATAACACTAACCATATTAGCAGTAGCATTAGCAGTCCTTAGCGGAATTGCTAAGGCTATATGCGACTTATCCGAAGAGGGTAAGCTAAAGTTTAACCCCGAAAACTATTGGTTAAAATCTAAATCATGGCGCAGCAAGTACAAGCAGAACAATCCTATTTTAGGAGCTAAATTTTTAGGCTCTACTACTGTTTTTGTTGCGCTAACAGATGCATGGCACTTGTTTAATTTAGTTCAATATTATAGCACGGTAGGTGCTTTTATATTTGTCGGCTACTTGATAGCAGCAGGCAGTAAATGGCACTTACTTTTGTTGCTACTCGTACCATTGCAGCGAGTAGTGTTCCATATTTTTTACACCTATAAAATCCTAAAGAAATGATAGCACACATAATAGCCCAGATAGTAGTAATGATAATCTTTTTGGGCGCAATAGTACAGATTACCGTGTTTAAAATGCAAGGTAAGAAAAATTGGTGGTTCGGGATTATCATTGCTGCACTAATGATTGTAGCAACGATTTTCAACTGGATTAATATTAATTAAATGAAAGAAGAAGAATTGAGATTATTAGACATCATAAAGCTAATGAGTGAGCCTATAACTACTAATAAATACCTGATAATAGTATCTACTTTCATTGTATCTGTATTAGGGTGGATAATGAGTTCCGTTAATATGACCTTACAATGGTTAAGTGCTATTCTTGTTATCCATGTATCTTTTATAATAGTATATTTTATGCTATGTTTTATGGATTGGGGTACAGGACTATTTAAAGTTTTGATTGTTAAAAGAGGTAATTTTAAAGGTGATAGATTTATAATGAAACCATTGTCTGTTGGGTTCTCTATATTTATAATGTATGCAACCGTTACCCTAAGTATTACCTTTCAGAATTACGAACATCATGATATAGGAGCTATTAAAGCAATACTTAGTATAGTGGTTACACTTATAGAGGCATCTAAGATAATATTAATGTTAGCCTTTATAATATATGAGCTATCGAACCTTAGAAAGAATTTTATGGAATTAGGACACAAAGATGCAGTCCGCATTATTGATTATATACTTGTTCCTATCGTTAGAATAAGGGATTATGTATCAAGAAAATTCGATAAAACTATCGAGGTTGACTTAGATAATAAGCCTGAACCCGAAATACAACAGCAATGAATAAAGCAATTGATTTTATAAAAGAACACATTAGAGGACTGATAGTTGCAGCCATAGCATTATACTTTATAATTTTGCTAATAACTATAAACATTCATAAGCCTACAATACCCATTAATAATGTGATAGTGGATCAATTGCAAAAGCAGCAGCAGCAGCAAATAAGCATATTAAATAAGCGTGTAGATAGCCTTACCAATGTTATTGCTATTAAAAAAAAAGAGGACGCAAAATTAGAGAGCGACAGCCGCAAACAGATTTCTGAAATACGCCAACAAATTATAACTTTTAAAACAAAAGCAGATGCACAGAAACATACTATTGATACTGCTGATATTGACCAAAACTTTGACATTCTCACAGCAAAAATCAAAGCAAGACAGCGTTAAGTGCTTGACCAATGAGCAGATTAAAGTGGTTAATAAAGTTTTCGTTGACTTAGAAGTCTGCGAGCAAGAGAACGCTGCATTAAATAAGATTATAATAGCACAAGATACCATGCTAAAATCAAAGATAGCGTTGCAAGAATTGTATCAAAAGCAATCGGATTACAATGAGGATTTAAAGTATCAATTAACGGCTGCATTAAATACGCAGGTGCAAAAGTTTAATATGATAGAAGCAGCGTATAAGGCACAAAGTAAGGCGCAAAAGAAACGAGGATTATTAACAGGCAGTCTGTTAGGCATAGGATTAAGCGTGTGCTTGGCGGTTGCAGTAATACGATTAGTGAAATGAAATTAGATGTATGTTATGAAATTAAACAAAGAAGCGATAGAGTTAATAAAGAAATTTGAGGGGTGCAAATTGAACGCTTATAAAGATAGCGTTGGTATTCCGACCATAGGGTATGGTAATACATACTATGAGAATGGTGTTAAAGTGAAAATGGGCGATGTTATAACAATACAGCGTGCGGAGGAATTACTAAAAAATACGTTAGATAAATTCAGCGCAAACGTAGAGAAATTAATAAAAACTACTGTTACAGAAAATCAATTTGGAGCTTTAGTATCATTAGCATACAACATCGGTATTGGTAATCTTACAAATTCTACATTGCTAAAAAAAGTGAACGCAAACGCAAGTGATACAAGCATTAGAGGTGAGTTTTTAAAGTGGAATAAAGCAGGTGGTACAGTATTAACAGGACTAACCAATAGACGTAATTTAGAAGCAGATTTATATTTTAAGCCATAAAAAACGGAGGGTAGAAACCCTCCGTACTCATCACTTAAAAATAAAAAAAATGAAAATATATTAAAGTTTAGTATTTTCTTTCCAATTGCTAAAATCTGCATCCGTAACCGACTGCATACGCTCCTTTTTAGAAACATTATTTTTTTTCGTATTCGTGAACGATAAATAACGCTCCTTTCTTAGGAGAAAATTCCCAAATGAAATTAATTGCTGCTTGCTAAATTCTTTTTCTGCTTTCATTCTTAAAATTTATAATCCAAAAACTAACATAGCCGCATCACGCTGCTCTTGATTTGTACGACCTACTATATTTGTCAATTTCTTAAATACATCCTGTGTCGTTTTCGTTTTAGTAGGTTTTACAAGTTTATAATCAATACCCAAATATACACACATTTCTGTAATTTTCCTACCCACTTCGTGATTTGCACCGGTACGCTGCCCTATTTGTGCGTTAATTGATGACGTACCATATTGCACCTTATGCCAGTTGGACTTATTGAGCCATCCCGCTTCAATTACAATAGTAAGAGTGTTCGTATCTTTATTTTCTTTGGCAAATTTTAGATAGTCAAACAGTTGAAAAAACGTAAGGTTTGCGAGTTCTAATGTTTTTGTTTGACGGACATAATACGCTACTCCATTTTTATCTACATCGGGGTCTATTCCTATAAAAACATCCATTAGCACAAATGTACTAAATGTTTTGATAATTTTTCTCGAACATCTTTATATATTGATAATCTATATTCGTCTTTAATAAATTTCCAATCCTCAACGCATTTAATAGCATGTATTACGGTTGCATGGTCTTGGTTGCCTAATATGCTGCCTATTTGCTTTAATGTAAGGTCTAATGGTACTTTATATTCGTTTATTACAGATATTACAGCGTGTCTATATACCACATGTTCAACTTTACGATTTTTTATTAAAGCCTTTGGGAATGTATTTTGTATATACAATCGCAATTTATCTAACGATACTTTACCGTTTCCTTTTTTGAGTATTATTTTCTTGCCTAAAATCGTATTTACATATTCGTTTTGTTCGATTTGGTGCATTCCTGCAAATGCGAATGGGTGTATAGTCATTGTTTTATTTTAAAATGGTGAGTAATTTTTTTCAATTTTTCGGATGTGTGGTCGGAGTTTGTTTAGCGTATAGAATTTTGAGCCTATCCAATACCCGATACTACCGCCGTTAACTGTTTTCCTTTTTTGTTTATTGGTTAGTACGTTAAAGCACTTACCACATACTGTAAATTGGATGTTCGGCATAAAATCGAGCTGCCAAATCAACGTATAATTAACAGATATTAAGTGCATTGTAGTTTGGTGTTTGTTCGTATATTTGAGAGTTATGCGTAATGTGGCTACCTTTCGTTTCCATTTGAAAGTTCGGTGTAAGAAAAATTTAAAATAGCCCCACCCGCTTCGGTTTTTTCAAAACCGTTTGGATTTTCTGCATAGTGTTTTGGATATGGTTGTTCCTTTAGTTTGCATTCTTTTTTGTATCTCTGATTTAACCAATAAATATATCTAAATTGCCTTAGTTCTATTTTTTGTGCATCATCTTTTCTTGCTCTTAAAATCCGAGCCTGCTTGCTTTGGTCAGACCCATTAGTCATAATAACATTATGGAAATACTGCCCATCTAATTCCCAGAAAATATTTGTATGTTCACCGTAATATTGAAAATTTGCCGCCTGATATACAATACCATATCCACCGCATCTTTCATCGGCAAAACTCATTAAAAACCGCAATTTTGGATATTTTGAACGTATGTATCTAACAGCGTAGCTAATAGCCATACTTTCAGAATTTCTTGGCAATCTATCATCTAACCACATTCGGTTTAATTCGCAAAATTCATCTGATTTCGTTCCATCTACTATTCCTCCACCAGATGCGGGGTTCATTGCGTATCCAATTTGCAAAACTCCTAACATTTCAGTTTTCAAATAAACCCCTAAATGTATGTATGTATGGTTAGTTATTTTGCCAGAATAATGATTTTTAATAATTATTGAATTTGCTCTATTTCTATCTATTTCTTTTACTTTAAATTCATCAGAACCAAATCCGATAATTTCACAGCTTCCAAACATACTTTGTTGGTCGCTGTATATTAAATCTTTTTTTGCCATCGCTCTGCTATTTTAAATTTTTCTTTTCGTGTTCCAAATTGAGTTTTGTGCTAAATAACCGCCACACATACGCATAACACGGGTTTTGCGTCATTGCTTGCCGACACACGAGCCAACGCACATAAGCAACGAACGCAAAGCCCGAAACCGTTATCGGTTATTCCAAAAGAACGCCTCTGCAAATCCAGCAGAACACATTGAGCGAATATCTGCATCACATTTTATTTTATCCTTTGCCCATTGCATTTCGGGTATTAAATCCACCGCTGACTTATGTAAATAAACAAGACCTGGTTTACTTCGCCCTGGTCTAATGTATAGGCTTTCATTTTTTGGCACTTCTTCCCACTTTTTATAAATCGGCTGCGGTGCTTTAAAATTACCCCACAAAGCTGTTTTCTTTGTCCAAGCACTCCCAAATTCCCACGGCTGATAAACAAATTTTGGTTTACCTAAAATCTCTTTCAATCTACCATTAAACGGATTTTCTAAAACCCACCATTTCGGCTTTGCTTCTTCAATAATTCTAAGGCAATGATTTACTAAAAACATACCTTTTTCAATATCCTTTACCTCTCTAAAATCGCCAGCGGTTGAAAATTCTGTGCAAGGTGGATTTGCTATTATTCCATGAACATTTTTTGGTGGATGGTAATTTTCTACGCCTATTTCAGCACCTATCATTACTACCTCATAATCCTCTGAATTTTGATAAAATAAACTATCCGAACCTAAATCAGCACACAAGTGAAGTATCAGCTTCCGAGAATGAACAACCGATAACAAGTGTTTTGCGTCAGGCGGGGTGCCGTGGTTAATTGAGCTTTCGTTTTTCATATCAATATTTGTTTTTAAGTTGAACATTTGTTTTTCAAAATCCCGCCCGAACGCAAAGCACTCGGACGTTAGCTGACACCTTTAGATACACCCTGTATATTTAAAAATTCATTATGCCATTGAATAAATTGGACAACTGCATAATAAACAGAATTTATTTTACTTTCAGAACGAAAATGACCACATTTTTCAGCAGGGTCTAACTCTAAGTGTAGCCAAATAAAACATTCGTTGCCTTCAATATCTACAGAATAACCATTAAAGTTTGACCTATTTTTAGTGTCAATATCATTCCATTTATAATGCAATTCGCTGTCATCTAAATTTTCTATTTTTTCAACAACAGAAATAAGTAAATTCCAATCTTTATTAAATTCTAATTCATCAACTCTTTTATAATCTCTTAGCCCGTTTGCAACTTGCCAACTATCACCTTTGGTAAGGCACATAAAATTTGCTATTAATTTATTGCAATCTTCTACTGATAAGGCATCAGCTAACATCGGTTTGGCTAAATTGCCTTGATTTTCTATTGAACTTTTGTGCATATTTTGAACTTTTAGTTATTAATTGAACATTTGGAAGTTATTGAGCATCGGCAACTTCGCCAAGCGCAGGAACGTTAGGCGTAATTCTAATCGAAGTCCACCCAACCTGCATCACTCGGTAATTTTTGCTTCAATTGCATATAAGATAACAATTGACAAAATCTAAAATGAAACTTTAATCCAGTACCCCTTGAAGGATGATAATATTGCTTTAATAATTTACCACGTTCTCGAGTTTCTTTATTGTATTCCCATATAAAAGTTTCATAAGTAGGGTATCTCATTCCTTGTATTTCTGTAGCCCACATAGCAGTTGATATGAAATATTTATCGAATATATTTTGAGCAACATTTATAGAAGAACTACGCCTAACATTACATTGCTGTAATGGCTCTGAAAGTGCTTCGTCCGAAGATTTGTTGTTTGTATTCATTTTTGTTTTTCTTTTAAAGTTTAGTTTAAGTTGTCGCCACTACAGCAATGCTTTGCCGTAAGCCATTTTAGGACACCGACACCAAATATTCCTCACCAACATACCTACCACTAATAGTAAAAGTAATCCCTTTTGGTAAATATTGTTTTCTTAGGTGTCTTACCAGACCTTTAATGCTTTTAATATGTGCCGTATTTGTATTATGTGGATAATAGTTGTCATAACTTGACCAAACATCAGTTTCATCAT